GTCTGCTACCAATTCCACTCTGGAACGGGAATGGTATCTTAGATCCTTTTAAATTCCTGTCATCCGGTGCTTTGTCCATTACGAACGACCATCTTTCTGGTGTGAAAGAGTTATATGTGTACACTAGTCCATTTGCAGTCGATAAAAATGCAGATGCACTATCAAAACTTATTGTAAAGTTTGGATTGATATGTTTTCTAACTTGCCTTTGTACCTGTGTAAGATAACAACCCCAATCCATTTGTGATGTACCTAGTACGTGCATCCAATCTTTACCGTCTAATTTCTTCTCGTCTCTCATTATGATTAGACGTTTCAGCATGACTTCCATATCACACATGTTGATACCGCCCATGGCCCAACCTTCAAATTCAAAGTCTTTTACTGCATCGTACCATATCTGTGCTGTTTCCCAGTCATCACCTTGTAGTACGTTTAATAGTTTTGTTTGTCCAAGTCTGTTCTTTTGGAAGAATTTGTTATTGTATATTGTACCGTCTAGTGTGTCTTTGAAACATGTTAATCCTGTCTTGGGTGAGTTCAGATCATCTGCCGCCCATGTGGGTACATCCAATGTCATTGCCCAGTCGCTTGTCAGTTCTAGCCAGTTGAGAATGTCTGATCTTACTTTGTTTGCTTTGTTACCCTCGAAGTCTTTCCAATCAAATTTGATAACTCCTCTACCTATCTGGTATCCTCCCGAGTCTCCAACTATTGTCGAGAACTTTCTATCTCTGTTCACTACCATGGAATCCCTGTCGTTCACTTGTTCCATGTTAAGACAGGCGTGTCCTGCCGAGTAAAGTGCTGTTGGGTATGTGAACATACCTTTTTCTGGATTCAAGAAGTTTAATCCTTCTACCCCGTTTTCAAAACCTTGTGGAATTCTTTCTGCTGGAATATGAGCACCATTAGTGACTCTCTGTTTGCTTATGAATGTGTTATAAAAGTTTGAAATAGCAGGCAAGAAAACAGCAAAGTCTCTGCTTTTGGGACCTAGATGTTCTTGCCTGTTATTAATCATTATTGCGCCTGTGCTGGTATGATGTATTGATACTTGCCCAACCCTGAATCAACCGAGACCTGCATCGCACCCTCGTTAGAGAAATGTAATGTAACCTTTGCTGAGTCTGATAGTTTAAGTATTTGTAGCACCTGTCCTACTGGCCAACTCCAACCTTTGTTAAGCGATCCCTTAACGTCAGTTGCGAACGTGAACTCTCCACCATGCGATGCTTGATCACCAAAAGTGAAAATCAAGTTTCCATCCTTGGTACTAACAACGAATGAGTTGTGTTCTGTGTTTGCAGTTGCCTGGAAGTTGAATCTTTGCACACTTGCCATGCTTGGTTCGATCTCAACGTCCCACTTAACACCCTTGAACTTAACGGTCTTAAGTTTCTCATTGATAATCTCAGCATTCATAAATCTGTAGTCATTCTTGAAGTCACCCTTTTCATTCTCAAAGTGTATACCTGTAGGAACTGTTGCCCCGGCTCTCTCGCCAGTCAACACAGTTATGTTTGCTTTCTCCTTGTACTCCGGACACTTCAAGTGGATGTCTAACTTACCCATCTGAGGCATTCCAAACGTACCAGACATTTCTGCCTGTGGCTTGTGGAAAGACCCTTGCAGGATCACAGATCTGTCTTCAGCCATTGAGTCGATTGAAGTTTCCTTATCGTCCCCAGTGATTTTAACAAGATCCAAGAATCCCAGTCCATGCGTGTGTTTAACGATGTCTTTTAAGATGTCTATCATAATGTTCTTATTGTATATGATATTTAGGTCTTAGTCTAGTGTTATTTCACTAACTCTGTACACTGCTGGATTTTGTTTACCAGGCTTCTTGAATATGGCGTAACTGGCTCCAGGACGGAATTGATTCATTTCCACGACCTCGTACCCCTCGTCCTCGATCATCTGAGTCATTGCGGTCTTGGTATTGTAGTTCCAGTAACCACGTTGGGCCTGATCCAGCTCTTGATCGTAGTGGCAGTCGGCATACTGTATGAAGCAGTAACCCCCGGGTATTAGCACCCTCTTGATGTCATGCAGGTACTGTTGCACGTGCTGTTGTGTGAAGAAAACGAAAGTGTCCCAACTGAACACAAGGTTGCAACTGCCCTGTGGTATGTTGGTACATTCAGTGTTCTTGGTTTTATAGAACTTCAAATACTTTCTATGCTGGGGATTAAATTTGTTTAATATCGGGACTTCGATTGTATGTGTTATGTCCAAGAAGAAGTTCAATCTCCATGCCCTGAAATCCATAGAGAACATGCCACTGCCTGGCCCAATCTCTAGGCTGTTGTAGAGGTTGGTCTTTGCAAATTGGAATATCTTGGTCTGTATCTGTCTTGCGAGTATAGAATCAACAATGGGGTTCTTTTTTTTCTGCTCTAGGTCTCTAGAGAACCACTCCGGTGTCTTGTCCAGGCGGTCGATGACCTCTTTGTTGTTGGCGTCAACTGCCAACTCTAGATCCTTTAGTATTTTGAGATTTGAGTCAATCAACTCCTGCAGATCCTCTTTCTTGACCTGTTCTAGTTTCTCTATCAGTAATTTTATCTCTTCTATGCTTAACATATGATTATTTAAAATTCAAACAGCTTGTTGAATGTGTTACTGGTTTCAGTGCTCTGCACGTCCCAGTCTAACACACCTATAAGGTTATCCAGTTTCTGGTCCAGGATGCCCGTTTCCATGGCATCTCCATCGAATGGCAGTTCTTTGAACCACTCCGGTATACGCATCTCGTCCACAGGATACGCAATACTTGTATAGCCTAATGGATTCTGTTTAAGTTTACACACGATCACTTTGGCACCATCTGTTATGGGCATACTATATTTGTCTCCGTACATTTCTCTGCATCTGTTCCAGTTCATGCTGGCTCTAACGTGTCCAGGCATGTTTGCTCTACCGGCTTTCTCTTCTGCCGCCGTGTACTTGGTCATGTTGTTCGCTCTCTTGGGTGATCCCTTCTCCCAACCTGGCATGGCTTTAAATTCTGCCCTGAATTCACTGATCCTGTCCAGTACGATCTTCTCATCTTTTCCTTGCAACACCATGTACAGTACCTCACTCAAGAAGTCTTGCACGAACACAGGTGTGTCAGAACGTTTGAGGTCAAGCCCCATTGCCTTCATCTTGCCATCCTTGCCCTCGACATCTGCACGTTTTCCTTCTTTGTCGTAGTACAACACGGCATATCTCTTCTTCGTGATGAATAAACCTTTTGATGCAACAAGTTCTCTACCTGCCGCTATGACTTCTCCCCTTGTGCTTGGTGTGTGGAATGCCTTGGTCATGAATGATTTGAATGAGCTGTTAACCTCATCTGCTATTTTGTCATAGAGTGCTACAACGGAATCTTTGGTCCATGGTATGACACCTTCCTTTATCTCTTTCTGCAGTGTCTTGAACGCTGAGAAGTAAACGGAATCTGTGTCTCCGTACACAATGCTCTTACCTTTGTGGTCATACTCACCTGTCACGACTTCGTTGACCTTGCTGGCCATGTGTTGTGTTATACATCTTCCTGTGAGCGTTACACTCTGTCCAATCCTCATGTCAAAGAACCTACACCCCGGGTTCAGGATCGCTCCATACAGACTGTTCAGGTTGATCTTCTTGACCAACTGTCTCTTGTCCCAATATTCTCTTTCGATCTCGTTGTCTCCGCATTCACGCATCTTCCTCTGCATCTCTTGTCTTTCCTCATACCAACGTTTTAGTAATCCTGGAATGATTGCCTCATAATCGTATGTGAACAGAGTACCGTTTGCACTCAACATCCATTTGTTGTTGCCATCAAAAACCAACTCATACAGTTGTGCCGCACTCATCCTCACACTGGTCTGGTCTTCCCAGTCCACTATGATCTCTGTGCCCTTCTCTTGATTCATCACCGCAACATACTCCCAACTGCCAAACTGACTGTCCCATGCCGCCGCAAATGATTTCTTTGCGTGTATGGCCCTGTTGATCTCCGCGGATGTTATTACAGGTCTTATCTGTCCTATTATGGTCTCCGGTCCCATGTTCAATGCCCTAATAACACTAGGATACAGTGAGTTGATATCAACAGATCCTATCCAGTCATGTATTCCTTTTTGTGGGGTTGCCACGTGGGCTCCTGCCGCCGGTTGATTAACCTCACCGTCCTTCTTGTACTTCCTGCCCGGAACGATCATGCCACGTCTGTGTGTTTCATTCACAATGGCCTGTTCTGTTACCGCAACTGCACCCATTGTTGTTTGCAGTAGCACAGTGTTCTGGTGTGCTATCTCATTGGCAAGTTCTATGAACTTCAATTTCTTCTCAAGTTTGGCCAACAGTGCCGTGTCCTGCCTGTTGTATTCTATGAACAATCCAAAGTCGTTCTTGTACAGGTTATCAAGTGAACCTTCGTAGACTGTTTTCCTCTCATCCAACTCATGTTCACCTATTGCATCTAGCCTGAACGAATGTCTTTCCTCGTATGTGTACTTCCTGTATAGTTCCAATAGATCCAAGTGTACCCTACCAACCAGATCGAAACTCAACTGTTCTCTGCCATACTTCTCGAATATTCTCTTCCTGGGTTTCTGTCCCCAAAAACAAAGACGTCTTGTGTCATCCGAACTCAGTACCTTCTGTATCCTGCCCACGGTGTATGGGATATCGTACCCTTCACTGTTCCAGCCCGACAGTATGTCTGCGTCTTGCACTAACTCTAGGAACGCATCTAGCATGTCCTTCTCTTTCTCGAACAGCATCGTGTTGTCAAACCTCTTGGTCAGTTCTTTGGCATCATCCATGCTGATTGTCTTGGGAGGCACTGCGAATGTGACCAGTTGGTCTGTCCAACTCATGTAACAACTTATGGCAGTTATGGGCATGAACGGATCGTCTGTTGTCGAATAACCTCTATCGGGATCAAAGTCTACTTCGATATCAAAAAACATAACATTCAGCTTGGGAGTTTCCTTGCCTAAGTAATTCTCTTCCAAACACCTAAACACAGGATTGATGTCATGCTCGTAGAGTGTCTTGTTGGATCTAATCCTTTGCTCTTTTATGAATTCTTTCTGTGTCGCACACTGCACCCTCTGTAAAGGTTCACCAGTCATTGACCTGTGTTTGCCCCTTGCGTCCTCGTAGTAGAACACATACCTTGCGTCATACTCCACGAACACACGACCCTTCTTGGGATCACGTTCCACGACGTAGATCTTGTCCTCATCCTTTTTGTATAGTGCGTCTATGTAACTCATTGTATGAATACTTTGTATAATCCTATTGTGTTCATGATTGTAAACCAACCTGTAAGGCACGAGATCCAAACCAACCTACGTCTAAATCCTGCCCAACACATCGTGCTAGATCCAAGCCAGTAAAATGGAAACACTATACTCATTATAGGCTCTGGTGATGTAAAAGTCAAGACAGCTGACCCAATCACTGTCACTATAACAGAAAAAAGTTCTAGATAGAATGCTGTTGGATCTGTCTTATAACTGGTTACCCAAAATTCTTTGAGTAATTTTATCACTATAACTTGCCTGCGGCTACTAATATAGATTCCAACACGTCTAAATCGTCTGTTAGATTCTTATAACTGTCCTTGTGTGCTATTGCTATCGCTTTGTTGATAATTGCGGGTTTGAGCTCAAGCTCTTCTGATATCGCTTTCACTGTATCTCTTAATCCACCTTTTAGATCATCCACTTCACCTAGTACCTGTGAACCCTGTGAGATGATTTGGATTAGCTTCTGCTTCTCTGCGTCATTGAAATTTCTTACTGCCATTTGTTTCTCCTGTTGTTATCCAACAAGTATATAACAGATCTGTATGTAATGCAAATTATTTTTTCTTGGTAGCGACGTTCTTGGCTTTACCACGTCTGTTCTTTTTTGGATCTTGTCTACGTTTCCTTGATGCCGCTGACTTCCTGCCTTTCTTGCCCAGTGCATTCGCTTTTGATCTTGGTAAGCATTTAGGTTTACCCTCTTTGCTAGAACCCCTGGCACAGTCACCCCTGATCTTTCCATCAGGACCAAAACGCACCCATTTGTCCTTGAACCATTTCTTGAGATCCTCGTTCAGTGATTCTGCGAACATCAATTCGCCACAGTTCACGCAGAAGTCAACTTCTTCATTCTTGACACAGTTGTTTACTCGTTTGCCAAACATGGTCTTCATGCCCTTCTTTGTGTAGCCCTTCCAACAACGTGTTCCTTCGTCGACTAGACTATCTAGCCCGTAGTCAGGATTGATGGCACCGTGCATCTGTTTTGCAATCATGTCCATCTGTACAGCTACCATGAAGTCGTAATCACTTACGTCTTTGGTTCTATGTGTGTAAATTTTTACTAGTACCTCGTCATAGAACACACCCAT